CAAGTTTTATATGAAGATATAGTAAACACAAAATACAGATATAAAGTTTCGGTTTTACCATTTAGTGGAAGTATTTCAATAGGAAATCAAACAACACAAATAACTTCACTTAATGGATATTTTCCAACACACTATAAGTTTGTAAACAATTTATCCAAAGGATTGCAAAATTCATACTTTAATGGGTCTGTACAAAGTGCGGCAACAACACCTGATGGTTTAGACCCAGTTGAAATATTTACTACCAATCCTAATATACTTAAAGTTGCTAAAACAGGTAGAGGAAGTGGTGAACCAATACTTATTGTGGAGTAATTGGAAAATAAAAATAAGTTATATTTATATAATATAGAATAAACGCATAACAAATGGCATATTTAGATAATTCAGAAATAACAGTAGATGCAATTTTAACTAAAAAAGGTAGACAAAAATTAGCATCAGGTCAATCTCTAAACATTACAAAGTTCGCTTTGGCAGATGATGAAATTGATTATACATTATACGAACCAGCGCATCCAAAAGGTTCGGCATACTATGATTCTGCAATCAGAGCAATTCCTGTAACGGAAGCATCTCCTGATGAGACTCAAGTATTAAGATATAAATTGGTAACTTTACCAAAAGGAACAACACAAATCCCAGTGGTTAAATTGGGTGTAACCGCGATTTCAGTAAATCAAACCGAAGGTGGTGTGGGATTAACTCCAACAACTTCTCCTGCTGGAAATCAAAATGCTGGATACACTGTTGTATTAGCAGACCAAAGAGCAGGTACATTAACTGTAACTTCTGGAGCAACTGGAACTGGAACTATTCCTGTATTCTTAGGTGAGGAAATTACAACAACTGCACAGGTGGTTAGTGGTTTAGAATTTAGATTTACTCCAAATCCTAACTTAAAGATTGATGTTGCAACAACAATAACAGTTTATGGTAATGAAACAGGAGGTTCTCAAACAATACCGGTAACTGTAACATACAAACAAATAGTATAATAAAAATATAGAAAATGGCACTAATAAATAACGCAGCAGTTTCGGCAGAGATTTTACGAATAGTAAACGCTGGTACGTTCACATCCGAAGAAGTCGTTGCAGCTCTTAATAGAGCATTACCAGCTGGACAGCAAGTTGCATCTGGTACTGGAACTACAACTGGAATATACAAAAGATTTGGAGAATTTGATAAAGTAAATGCAAAAACTGAAATAGTAACTACTGGTTTATGGAGTGGTGATGCTGGTTCATTAACAACTTTTTTTACATCATCAACTCAAGCAATAAATACTAATAAAAGTGGTTACTATTACTACAATGCATATTCGGTAAATCCAGAAACGGATACAACTGCAGAAGTTCAATTTGCATTAGCATATGGACACGTTGATGGTAGTGGTTCAATTACATTATCAAACGATGATAACTCATTATTAGCAACAAAAGCAACATATGCACAATATCGTTCAATGTTGTTAGACCCAACTGATAGTAAATTCTCATTTGATAATAGTTCAAATATATCAACGGATTCAAATGATATCTATGTAATCAACTTAGCTAGAAATAGATTTAGAGAAAAAATTGATGCTGGTAACTGGTCATTAAGTTTAAGTGGTTCTAACGGAATATTTACTTTTATTGATGATAGTGGTAAGAAATTTAGTGATGAGGATGGTTTAAGTGGTAGAGTATTTAAAGTTGTTCATGGTACATTAAATTTAGGAACACAAAATGCAGCAACTGTAACTACAACAACTGCACCAAACGGATTAGGATATGGATTATTTTATCCTGATAGAGGACTTATCGTATTAAATCCGTCTGCAATTGCATCTAAAGTTGGTAATATATTAACTGAAAGAGTATATACCCCAATTGGTTCTACTATTATTAGTGGTAGTTTAGCTGGTAATTTGGCTGTTGATAAAGAACAAATAAATCAAGCTAGATTATATCAATCCATTAAAGGTGGTGGTGATTTTGAAATGAGAAGAACTGAAAACATTTCAACTCAACATTTCTTTGTAAGAGCAACAAATAGAGAGTTCAACTACTCTAACAACCCAACGTATGTAAATACAGATGGAACATTTGTTGAAACTACATTTAAAACTGACCCATACACTTATATTACAACAATAGGTTTATTGAATGATGCAAACGAATTAATTGCGGTGGCTAAGACATCTCAACCAATTGCAAAATCATTTGATAAGGAAGTTTTAATTAAAGTTAAATTATCATTCTAATACAATTAATTAGATAAAGTGTAAGACCCCCAATTCGTTGGGGGTTTTTCTTTTTATTCATATTTATATAAAAGTAAAGAATTCAAATGCTTAAAGAAATTCCAAAATCGGATATTATTGTTAGACCTATTAAAGTTTACAAAGAATGGACTTTAGATGAGAATGATATACATCCAATATTTGCATTAAGTGGTAGTAGTGGAAATTTTGATGATACAACTGATATTTTAAGTTATGGTATTTCTCAAAAAAGTTTATACGCATCTATAAAATCACAATTTTACAGAAACTCAGCAACTGCATCTATTTTTACTGAAGTTGGAAAACGAAAATCATATGCTTCAACTGATGAAAGAATTATTGAAGATGAGATTGTAGTATTTTCAATCCCACAAAGATATTATGGGGAAGGTATTAAAGCGGGAACTGTGGTTGTTTTAGATGATGATACAAATAGAACTTTATCTGATGATGGATATTCCAATCTTATAGATTCTGGTAGTAATATAAAAGGTAATGTATTTTATGATAGAGGATTGGTTGTAATTGGTAAAGATATTACATCTGGTTCAAACTTTAATACGTTTAGAATAGATTATCGGTCTACACAAACTATTTATGAAAATGAAATATTCATATCAGTTTTAGAAAATGAATTTAATTATTCTCAAAATCCATCAGCTGTTTATGAAAGTGGAGCAGGAACGCAAACACTAATATTTACAGACCCAAATGATATAACAGGTGTAAAAACATTTTCAAAGCAAGTATATACATCTGGTGTAAAATATGTAAAGAAAAAAACTAATTTACCTAATGGAAGTGGTTCATTGGATTTTAGAATACAATCAAAAATAGATTCAACTAAATATGGTAGTTGGGATGATTATGATGAATATAGTACAACTGATAGAACTGGTTCATATTTAGCACCAATGATTACAACAATTGGTTTATATGATGATAGTTTAAATATGATTGCTGTTGCAAAATTACCACAACCAATAAAATCATTACATGATTATCCTGTAAACTTTATTATAAGGTTTGATACTTAAAATAGTTTTGTTTTATATTTATAGTTAAATAAAAGAAAATGGCATCAATATTAGATTTATACGGAAAGACAGGACCTAAAGAAGGTCAAATTGATAAAAAAGGAAAAGATAAAACTCCAATTGGAAGTGAATTTCCATTTATTGGTTCTAAAGACTTATCAAAAAATGATAAAATATTAGAAAAATCAAGAAATGGAAAATTGAATATAACAAAATATTCAACTACTGTAAAGAAATAAAATGAGTTGGTTATATGAGGGAAATATTGTTACGGAAGAGTACGTGCCTGTTGGTGCGGTGGGATTCGTATATAAAATAATTCACACTCCAACTGGTAGATATTATATAGGTAAGAAATCACTTACATCAACTAGAAGATTAGCACCACTCAAAGGACAAAAAAGAAAAAGGGTAGTAACCAAATCTTCGGATTGGGAAAAATACTATTCTTCAAACGATTGGATTAAAGAACAAATAAAGGAAGGTAACGCTGAGGAATTCAGTAGAGAAATCATCCAATACTGCTTCTCTAAAAAATCACTAACATATTACGAAATCTATTGGCAGTTTCATTATAATGTACTTGCCGATGATAATGCAATAAATGAAAACCTAATGGGTAAATTCTATCGTAGGGATTTACTTTAAACACAAAAGTTATGACAATACCTGAAATATCAAAAAAATACGGAATCTCCGAAGCATATTTAAATGCAAAAGATGATGCAGTACAAATTGCAGCAGCATCTATATTAGATTTAAAAGCTATGGTTGAGCAAAATCACCCAAAAGAAACTATCACAAAGAAAATGCAGTTTTTAGCAGATTTCTTATATGATGTAAAAAATTCTAATCATTAATTTGGAATTGTAAAATAATCTTTGTATATTTGTAAGATTATAATCCAAATTATGCTATCTGGTAAAAATAAAATTGTAGTTATATCTATTTTAGACACAACGCTTGGTGTTGGTTCATCTCTCAAAGGGAATGAGCAGCAGCACCATTGTCCATTCTGTCATCATCACAAAAAGAAACTACAAGTCAATTTAGATACACAGCAATGGCATTGCTGGGTTTGTAACTCCAAAGGTCGTTCCATTACATCTCTTCTTCGTAAACTAAATGTTGATAGGAGGGATTTGGATAGGTTACATAAAATCTATGGAGATGAACCTACCTACTCACCAACGGAAGAGTATGTAATCAAACTACAATTACCTAAAGAGTTCAAACAATTGTATTTCAAACCATCGGGTCTATTCAATCCAATATACAATACTGCAATCCATTACCTAAAACAAAGAGGTATTAAAGAATCGGAGATTGTAAAGTATAACATTGGATATTGTGAAGATGGATTATATGGTGGTAGAATTATTATACCATCCTATGATGATAGTGGTGAGTTAAATTATTTTATTGCTCGTTCTTTTTATGAGGATGAAAAGATGAAATACAAAAACCCACCTGTTAATAGAGATGTGATTGTGTTTGAAAATCAAATCAATTGGAATGAACCTATCACATTAGTTGAGGGGGCATTTGATGCATTCTCCGTAAAGAGAAATGTAATTCCTCTATTGGGTAAATTCCTATTAAGTAAATTAAAGAATAAGATTTTTGAAAAAGGTGTAAAAGAAATCACTATAATGTTAGATTCAGATGCTATTGAAGATTCCACAAAGCATTCAGAATGGTTTATTAAAAACGGAATTAAAGTTAAGAATATAATACCTACTGGTAAAGATGCTGGGGAGTTGGGATATAAAAGAGTAAACGAACTTATTAAAACTACTACTGAAACTGGTTGGGATGATTTAGTCCTTGCCAAATTAAACAACGTATGAGTATAAAAAGAATATATCACATTGCAGATGTTCATATCCGTAATGTAAAAAGACACAACGAATATAGACAAGTATTTGAAAAAATGTTTGAGGAAATTCGTAAGAGGGGAACGGATGATTCACTCATTTATTTAGCTGGAGATATTGCTCATGCTAAATTAGAAATGAGTCCTGAATTATTAAAAGAAATTAGTTGGTTATTTACGGAGTGTTCTAAACATTGTGAAACTATCCTCATTGCAGGAAATCACGATTGTAATATGAACAACTCTGATAGATTGGATGTTTTGACTCCAATCGTAGATGCATTAAATCTACCAAACTTTCATTACCTTAGAGATACGCAAGTATATTCAATTGGAGGCATTGATTTTTCAGTATTCTCTATTTTTGATAAAAGAGATAATTGGATTACAGCAGATAAACTATTTGGTAACAAAAAGATTGCACTATTTCACGGACCATTAGATACATCCACAACCGATGTAGGATATGTGGTGAGTAGTAGACACTTCAAGCCGGAGATATTCGATGGGTTTGATTTGGCTCTATTGGGTGATATCCATAAGAGACAAGAAATCATATCGGAAGCAGGATGTAAGATTGTATATGCTGGTTCATTGGTACAACAAAACTTTGGAGAGAGTTTAGATAAGCACGGATTTTTAGTTTGGGATATGGATACTCTAAACTATGAGGAGGTTGATATCCAAAACGAATACGGATACTACACTATGAATGTGGATAATGGTATTGTGCCCGATGTGGATGATATGCCTGTCCATCCACGTTTAAGAGTTAAGTTATCCAACACCGATACTGCGGATACTAAAAGAGTGGTAACGGAGATTAAGATGAAGTACAACGTAGATGACTTTACAATCATTCGGACAGACTCATTCTCAAAGAGTAAGACAGGTAATAGAAGTAGTAAGTTGGACTTTGAAGATATATCGGATATCAACCACCAGAACTCTCTCATATCGGAGTATGTTAAACGAATGATGCCATACACTACCGAAGAAGATTTGAAGGGCTTAGAAACGATAAATAGAGATGTAAATAGTAGAATCGTAACCGAAGATATTCATAGAAATATTCATTGGAAACCTGTAAGATTTGAATTCTCTAATATGTTTTCTTATGGGGAGGATAATACAATTAACTTTGATAAGATAGGTGGATTAATGGGATTATTTGCACCAAACGCAGCTGGTAAATCATCACTCTTTGATGCAATATCATTCTGCCTTTTTGATAAGTGTAGTAGAGCATTCAAAGCCGGAAATATTCTAAACAATCGTAAGGATACCTTTAGTTGTAAGTTGGAGATTGAAATTGATGGGGTAAGATACTTTATTCAAAGGGAAGCAAAGACGGTGAGTAAAGGTAAGAGTGTTAAGGTGGATGTACAATTTTGGAAAGAGAATGGAGATGGTACGGAAATTCTAAATGGAACGGAACGTAGAGATACCAATAACATCATTGAGCAATATGTTGGTAGGTACGAAGATTTTGTACTAACTGCCCTATCATTGCAAGGAAATAACGCACTATTTATTGATAAATCTCAAAGTGAAAGAAAAGAATTACTTTCTCAATTTATGGGATTAACTATCTTTGATAAATTGTATGAAACGGCTAGTGAAGATATTAAAGAGGTAACAACACTTATCAGAAATTTTAAGAGGACCGACTTTACTTCCGAATTAGCAGAAAAGCAAAGTGAACTCAAAGAAAAGAAAGAAGAGTTTGATACATTAGATACTGAATCTAAAGAGTTGGAAACCGAAAAGAGTGAGTTGGAAAAAGAAATTATCCAGCTATCACAACAATTGACTCCAATGGATGGTAATTTAAACATTGATAGTTTGAATACCAAAAAATCAAATTTGGATGAAAGTATTGAGAAGCAGATTGAAAAGATGACCGATAAGGTATCTAAATTGGAAGAGTATGAAAAGGCACTAAAAGAAATTGCAATTAGTATTGGGGCGAGTAAATTATACGATGGTAATCCAATTGATAAGATGTACACTAAATTTACAACTCTTCAATCTACATATACATCATCACTACACTCTATTGATAAGTTACACATATCATTAGATGCTAACAAAGAAAAGTTATCTCATTTAGAAAAGCATGAGTATGACCCTAATTGTAACTTTTGTATAAACAATGTATTTGTAAAAGATGCAAAAGAAACTGAAAAAATAGTTGGGGAACAATTGATTGTATTGGAAGAGTTAGAAAGAGGTTCAAAAACAATTACCGAAAACCTACAATCATTAAAAGATGTTAAGTCTCAATATGATTTGTGGATTTCTTTAACTGAAAAACAAAAGAAAGGTAATACATTATCTGATAGTACCAAATTGGAGTTAGAGCAGATGGAAACTCAATTGCGTTTATTCCAACACCAATTGGAAGCAGTTGAGGCAGATATCCAACGTTACAATGATAATTTGGAAACCATTTCTAAAAACAAAGAGATACAAACTAAAATATCAGAACTAACAATATCTAAAAAAGAAATTGAGGGTAAGATAGAAAGTGCTAAAAAGAAACTTCTAAAGTTATCATCCGATACCGGTTCGATTAATACATTCATCAAAGATATGAAAGCTAAGATGGTAGAGGTTAAGGATTTGGAAACAAAGAATCAATTGTACACATTTTATTTAGATGCGGTTAAGAGAGATGGTATTCCATATGAATTGATTACAAAAGCATTGCCTGTAATCGAAGAAGAGATTAACAACATATTAGGACAGGTTGTTGATTTTGGAATTGTAATGGATACTGATGGTAAAAACATCAACGCAAAGATAGTTTACGATGACCAGGAATGGGCATTGGAGATGTGTAGTGGTATGGAAAAGTTTGTTAGTGGATTAGCAATCAGAGTTGCTCTTATTAACATATGTAATCTACCTCGTCCAAATTTTTTAGTAATTGATGAGGGGTTTGGTACATTAGATTCCGATAACCTATCATCCCTATTTATGATGATGCAATATCTTAAAACTCAATTTGATTTTATTTGGATGATTTCTCACTTAGAACAAATGAGAGATATCGTAGATGGATTAATTGAAATCAAAAAAGATAACGGTTTTAGTAAGATTAATTTTTAATAGATGGTAACACATTTTTTGGTTGGGGTTTTGATGTTTGGATTTTTTCTTTTATCAAAGCTTCAACTAAACCATTTAATTTGTATCCTTTTTCTTTACAATATTCTTTTAATGCTTGATGTATTTCTGCATTAATTTGTAACATAGCATATCTCTTCATCTTTATAATTCTTTAAGTTTCTTTAGTTTTCTAAAATAAATAGAAAATTTTTATTTTTTGTGAATATTTATATTGAGAACTAATAGAAATATATAATGGCAAGAATTAAAAAATATGCACCAACGTTAAATGAAAAATTAACAACTTTTCAAACATTTATTGTTGATACAAATCCCAATTCCGACTATTTTAGAATTAGTG